CACCGACGATCACAACGGCGCCGTGGTAGAAGAGATCATCGAGAGAGCGAGCAGCCGAGAGCATTGGCTAATTTTTTGCTCTGGCGTTGCTCATTCCGAAGCTGTGGCAAAATGTCTACGCGGGGCCGGCATTCCCGCCGAGTCGCTGGATGCAACGCACAGCAAGTCTGAGCGCGAACGCAAGCTGGCCGACTTTGAATCTGGTCGAATGCGTGCTATTTGCTCGGTTGGAATTTTAACGACAGGCTACGATTTTCCTGCTTTAGATTGCATTGCATTCTTGCGGTCTACTATGTCGCCAGGTCTTTACTTGCAAATGGCCGTGCGCGGCATGAGGCCGCACCTGGGTAAAACCGACTGCCTGGTTCTGGACTTTGCGGCGGTTGTAGCAACCCACGGTCCAATCACCCACGTCCGACCGCCCAACAAAAAGGGCGAGCGGGAAGGCGCCGCGCCGGTCAAGGTATGCGACAACTGCCAAGAGTTATGCGCCCTGGCGGCCCGTGTATGCCCTGCCTGCGGGCATCCGTTTCCGGAGCCGGAGCTCAAAAAGTTGAAATTGCAAAACGACGACATTATGGGACTGGCGGGTAAGGAAATGTCGGTCACCGCCTGGCGCTGGCGCAAGCACGTCAGCCGCGCTAGTGGCCAGGAAATGCTGATGGTCACCTATTACGGTGCGTTGTCGGACGCGCCAGTGAGCGAGTACATGCCTATCAACAATCCCGGCTATGCGGGCGAAAAGGCGCGGCGGGTTGTGGCAACGATTGCCGTAGATGCCGATGTGCTTGTGTCAGACCTTTACAACCCGCTGGACGTGGTAGCCGACATTCTGTCCTGCGGCGAGCCGCCAGACATGATTGAGTTCAAGATGGACGGTAAATTTCACCGTGTGCTTCAAAGGAAATGGAAACTAGATGCGCCACAAACAGCCTGAGATCGTGACGGTCTACTACAACGCAATCAAGGCGGGGCCGCCGAAGTGCTGCCATAGCTGCGAGATGTATGGCGCGGATGGCTTGTGCGTGGAGTTCTTTAAAGAGCCGCCGGAAGAATTCGCCGCTACGCCGGGCGTGTGTGACAAGTGGACCCTTGACCTTCCCTTCTGATATGAAAACAGAACACGAAGAGCAGCGCGAACTGGTGCAGTGGATCCGCCAGGCCTGCGGAGTGCGGGTCTTTGCAATCCCGAACGGCGGCTTGCGAGGCATCGCCGCCGCTGGCCGACTGAAGGCCGAGGGCGGTTCGGCTGGCGTACCTGACCTGTTTGTGCCGGCTTGGCTGCTCTGGATCGAGATGAAGCGCGAGAAGGGCGGCGTCCTGTCGCCAGAACAACGGGACTGGCACGCCTATCTGACCGGCCTGGGGCACCATGTGATCGTCGGACGCGGGCAAGAAGATGCTAAAGAAAAGATGCGAAACCTAGGGTTTGTCCCTAGGAATTGATGCTTTTTTTGTAGTGTAATGCTCTTACACCAACCCGCAACCAGCGAACAGGACAAAACCATGAACAACAAACGAATCAACAAAGCAGCAGCCGCTCTTGCCCGCATGGGCTTCTCGGAAGTCACTATTGCCTCATGGCGAAAGTGGGTGGCTGATGGCTGCGGTTACAGCCACGAAAGTGGCAAGCGTGATTTGCGCAAGTGGGCGCACTACACACGCCGCGTGTACAGCGTCAAAGGGTTTTGACGCAACCAACCCAACCCAGCCCGGCCCAGCGCCGGGCATTAAGGAGCCCTCATGATCCAAGACACCCTCTTCGCCATAGCCCTAGGGCTAGCTGGCGCCACCTTCCTCTTCCTGGCGCTGTCATGAACGGCTCACCACCCTGCCCAATAGACAGCGTAGAGTTCATCTACGACATTGACGACGTAGAAGTGCCTTTAGTTTGCCACCTGGATTACGAGCCCGAAGACCTGGGCCATGGCGATCACCCCGACTACCCCAGCACCATGTGCCTGGCGGCGGCGTACATCAAGGACGTGGACATTTTGGGCCTTCTGAGCCCCGACAAGATTGAGGCAATTGAACTGCTAGCCTTGGACGAGCAAGAGCGCTTTGATGGCGATGGTGGGTACGATGAAGAATAAGCCTCCGCCAAGCATTGGATGGTGGCCCACCGGCCAGAACAGGTTGCGCTGGTGGAACGGCCAATACTGGTCCTGGGCTTGCTTGGACAGCGACAACGAGCGCCAAGTGCGTTATTACAGCGCAAAAGAGGCGATTACTGACGTGGTGGTGTGGTATCCACGGCCTGACAGTTGGCCTGAAAGGAGCAAGACATGACTGAGGAGGACGATATCCAGTACTACAGGGCAATGTTTCGCAACAGCCTGTGGTGGTCTGTGGCCCTGGTAGCAATGTTTGCGTTCATCGCCTGGCTGATGTGAGGTGCCCGCGATGCAACGCGCCAGCCGGCGTGCTTGAGACTAGGCAGCGCCCCAATAACCTAACTTGGAGAAGGTACAAATGCTACAACGAACACAGATTCAGCACAACGGAACAACACGCCGTTTTCCCAGGTCGCTTGACGAAGCCTTTGGTGGCAGCGGGCACGCTATCACCCACTACCGAAACAGATGGTCATGGGTCAACCGCGCCGCCGTCTGCGTTCTTTGCGCTTTGGCACTGGTGTGGGGAGTGACGCTGTGGACTTGAAGAGCCAACTACTGCGGGAAGAAGGTGCCGAGTCTTGCGCGTACCAAGACAGCTTGGGCTACTGGACGATTGGCGTTGGCCGCTTGATTGACTCGCGCAAGGGCGGCGGGCTGTCGAGCGATGAGATCGACTTCCTGCTTGAGAACGATATCAAGACCAAAACCCGCGAGGTATTGTTGGCGCTGCCGTGGGTGCCCAGACTGTCCGAGCCGCGCCAGGCCGTGCTGATCGGCATGGCGTTTCAGATGGGCATCGGTGGCCTGCTCAAGTTCAAACGCACCATTGGCAGCATCGAGGATGGCCAGTTCGCCGAGGCCGCAGCAGAGATGCTGGACAGCGCCTGGGCCAAGCAGACACCGGATCGTGCAAAGCGTCTGGCCAAGCAAATGGAGACTGGCGAATGGACCCCCTAACCGCAGGCGTCGAACTGGCGCAAACCGTCATCACCCGCATCTGGCCGGACAAGTCAGCAGCCGAAGCAGCGCAGCTAGCCGCCCAGGTCGCCATTGTCCAAGGCCAACTTGATGTGAACAAGGCCGAAGCCTCCAGCCCCAGCGCCTTCACGAGCGGCTGGCGCCCAGCGATCGGATGGGTCTGCGCTTTGGCCTTGGCCTGTCAGTACATCGCTAGGCCGCTGGTGCAGTGGGCCGGCATTGTGCTCGACCATCCGCTGCCTACGTTGCCGGGCATTGATGACAATTTGTGGCAGTTGATGCTTGGGATGCTCGGGCTCGGTGGCCTCAGAACTTTTGAAAAGACGAAAGGCATTGCATGAAAGACTACATCGCAGGTGAAGCCAAGTGGCTGCTCCCAGCACAGGGCGCTGACTTACCACCGACAGGGGCGAAATGCCTGATCCTTACGACGGGCGGGGTGTGCGTTGTCGGCGCGTGGGGGCAGGGGTGTGTAGCGTGGGCACCGCTCCCGAGGATGCACGACGAAGTGCGCAATGCGCTGGACTCAGCAGACATCAAGCAACGGATGGGTCAATGGCCGAGGGAACTATGAACGATCGAATCAAGAAACTGGCCGAGCAAGCTGGGCTATTATATGAACGGCTTGGGCCTAGCGTTGAAACACGCTATACAAAAAAGAAAGAACGGGAGATTGAGCGGTTTGCAGACCTCATCATTATGGAATGCGCCGAGTTGAGTGTTGGTTATACAAGCAACGTCAAGCTCCTGATAATGAACCATTTCGGGATGGAACCATGAACACCATTATCCCAGCAAAAGAAGTTGCCGCAAGCATTTGGAAAATCATGGAAGAAGTCGCCAACAAGTACGCAGAAGAAGATCGGGAAAACTTGAAAGCAGCAATGCTTGACCAGCTTGGCGCGGCTATGTTTAACGGGCCAAAAGAAAAGGAGCGGAGCACATGACTGAGACCGAGAGAAACCTAGACCTTCTGCTAGGCGACGCCCTAGCGGAGAACGAGCGCCTGCGGCGAGAGATCAAAGCTCTGGAGATGGTCAATATGCAGCTACTGTTGATAGTCCACGAAACTGGAACCTTGCGAGTACGCGATGATGCATCCTGACACTGAGTTGCTGATGCACCTGGCATCCAACATCGTGCGCGAGTACCCCAACGGCGTCAGCACGGTCGACATGCATCTGCGCATGGCGATCTCGCTCGACAAGACCCGCAAGATTCTGTGCTTTGCCCGCAAGGCGAGGCTGCTGGGCGTGGCTGGCTCCGGCGTCACCGCTCGATGGGCATCGCCTGAGCGGGCGGCAGAGCTAGACGCCGGGCGATGGACGAAGCGCAAGCTGCAGCACAAGGCCTGCCGGGACCGCAGGACGGCGAGGATTGCCGCCCGCCAGGCCGCATCGGAACTGGCGCCAAGGCGGGTCGCCAAGCCATTCAAACTTCATGCGCCTAACAGCGTTTGGCAACTAGCGGAGTTCCTATGCGACCCACCAAAGCGGCGATAGACGCCATCCGCGAAGCCTACATGGCCGACGTTCTGACGATCCGAGCGCACATCTTGGCGCTCAATGATCCGCATCTAGAGGACGCCTGGGCCGGCATCGAGACGTTCGCCGCCGTGGCGCTGCGGGTGATGGCAAAGACCAACCCGTCGAAGCTCAAGAGCGAGATGGTGACTGTGGGTATCTCGGCGCTGCTATGAAAATCGCTCCGATATCGCTCAAGTTGGCGCAGGAATATGTGCGCGAACATCACCGGCACAACAAGCCACCAATAGGTCACAAGTTTAGCGTCGGCTTGTTTGTCGGTGACGTTCTTGTCGGAACGGCGACCGCTGGCCGACCAGTGGCGCGGATGCTTGATGACGGGCTGACGTTGGAGGTGACGCGCACATGCACCGATGGGACGCGCAACGCCAACTCAAAACTGTACGGCGCCATCTGCCGCGCAGCTACGGCGCTTGGCTATGCAAAGTGCGTGACGTACACGCAGCACGATGAGTCTGGCGCGTCGTTGCGCGGCGCTGGTTGGACCGTCGCCGCTCAACTTCCGGCTCGAAAGGGTTGGGATGCGCCAAGTCGGAAACGCTCCGACATAGGGTCGGCTGATGTTGCGCGTATCCGCTGGGAAAGGGCGCTACTGTGAGCGGTCGGCCTTACCGTCGAGCTTGTCAAATATGCGCCCCAGCAGGTCGCGTATCTCTTTGAGGTCGGACCTGTAATCGTCCCGCGTCACATAGGTCTTGGGAAGCTCGACCGACAGGCGGGTCAGGTCGGCTTGAAGCAGCTTGACCGAGGTCCACAATTCCCTCGCGAACCAGCCGGTAACGGCGCAGGATATGCCGAGGCCGGTGTTGAACAGGGACTGGTAATCCATCAGAGCATCCTCGCGAGCAGTGGCACGGCGCCACCAGCACAGGTTGCTAGGGCATCGAGGAATTCTACACCGTGGGTCGGCATCAGGCCCGCCTTGACGGCTCTCATGTTGGAGAGCTTGTCCAGCGCCTCCTTGCCCACTGCGGCGAGCACCACGAGGCCGTAGGCTACGTCAGGGCGGCGGAAGATCGCTAGGGCGGCTAGGAAGATCAAGCTGCCATAGAAGAAGTGGTTGGCTTTGTCGGCGGGGAGTTGGGGCATCATTATTTCTTTCCAATGTCACTCATGAACGTGCCAGCGCCAGGCTCAAGCGGCTTTTTGTTTGCAATGTCTTGCAGCCTTGTTGCCTCGGCTGCCGCTTTCTTTTCTGCTCTGGCTTTCAGGCCGGTTCTTGCAATCCCCATCCCAGCCCCAGCCGCAGGACTTGCGGCAGTCAATCCCAACTGAATTGCATTCAATGCTTGAGTTTTTGCAGCCGCAAGCATTGGGCTTTTTTCTTGAGCAATCGCCGTTTTGCTCACATTGGCGTAACCGCCAGGCCTAACATGCTCAGTTGTTGCCGCTACATCGGCAATGTCGTTGAGCAGTTGGGCGCCCTCGTTGCCCATCATGGTCTTGAGGTTGGTCTTGTGCTCCGTCTTGACTTGCTTGTTCAGCGCGGCTTGACTGACCGCATCATTGGCGCCGCCCTTGACGCCGCTAGCTTTGGCAATGCGGTCAACAACGGCGGCATTCAGGCCTTGGTGCGCCTCCGATCCTTGACCAAGTTGCTCAATCAAGCGCTTGACGTTTACTTCTGGCGTTTTTGTCCCGTAGAACTTGTCAAGGAAGCCATTTGCGCCTGGATGAAGATCGCCCCTAGCAATTTCTGCCGGCGTTCTGGTGTCGTTGATTGCAGCCTTGATGGCTGGGTTTTGCTCAATCAACGTAAATCTATCCTTGGCGGCTTTCCTGGCAACGTCCGCCAGCGGCTTGAGCGCTGCGGCTTCCGGCGGCAACTCTTGGGACTCAAGGACGCGCCGAACAATTGCGGCGGCGCTTCTTTCGCGTCCGTCTTTGGCCGAACGTTGAATGTCCGCCAGGTCAGAGCGCAAGGTCTCGAAATTCTCAAAGGTCATTGGCCGACCGGCGGCAAATTGGTCGAGCTTTGACTGGACGCTGGGCGTTAGGTCTTCGGTCCTAAGCGCCTTGGAAAGCTCTTGCTTGACACTGGAGACAAATTTCTCGCCATTGATCGGATAGTTTCCGCCGTTGGCATCCGTCAGCGCTTTGTACTTTGCGGTGACGTCCGCCTGCCTTGCAACATCATCCGCTCTCAACTTCTCAAGCGCAATGTTTGACGTCCTGACCGGATCAGATTCGTAAACGTCAGGCGCAACCCGCTCCTTGATCTTGGTAAACCCTTCAACAAGTTTCGGGTTTCTTTCGGCAATCCGCTGGCCCATCTCTGGGTTTTGCTTTACCGAGTTGTACTCTTCCGACAGTTTTTGAAGGTTGCCGGTTGCCTGGCCTTCGGTCAACTGGATGCCAAATTGCTCGGCCTTGACTTGGTTCTCAAGCGCTTTAACGTCTTGTGCGTTTGGAGCTCGTCCGGCTGCGGCCTGGCGTTCTTTGATGACGGTCTGCAATTCAGGGCTGGCGCGAGACAGTGTTTCATTGAACGCCGCTTGATCCGATACTGCGGCGGCGCCTGCTGATTGTTTGCCACCGGCCACGGCTTGCTTGGCCTGCAATTGAGCCTGCATTGTGTCGGCCATGGCGGGCTCAACAGCGGCCTTGTATTCGCCAACCTTACGCGAGATGGCGCCAGCGCCTGCAGCCATCGGCTTGAGGATGGCGCCGGCAACAGCGGGCACGGCAAAGCCAAGGGTGCTAATTGCATTGGCAACGTCCGTCTTGGACATGCCTGTTTTTTCGGCAAGCTTGTCAACGCCAAGCTCAATGTTTTTGCCGATGAAGTCCATTGCCTGCTGGCTTGGCGCTGTTTTGTAGCTTGGCGCTTGGGCCATGCCAAATGCTTTGGCAAATGGCTTTTCTGAAAAACTCTGAAGACCGGCAAACGGCGTCAGGCCGGCATTGCCTTCGGGCACTCCGACCGCACGGCCAACGGTAGACGCCACCAGATTGCCAACGCCTGCAATGGTCGGAACGATTGCGCCAAGCGTGGTGTCAAGCAAGTTGACGGCGCCGCCTTTCATGCCTTCTTTCAAGGCCTCTTTGGCCCGCATGGCTGGGCCAAGGTAATCTTGAATCAGGCTGGCAACTTTGCTTGGTTGCTCAGCCGGCGCGGCAGCCACCGGAGCGGCGGCGGGCGCTGGGGCCGGGGCTTGGGGCTGGGCGCCTGGGGCCGGAGCGCCAGACAGAAATGCCTCCAAAGAATCGCCAGATGGCGCTGGCATTGCAGGCGTCATTGGCCTTGCCGCCGGAGCAGCGCCGCCAAGCTCTTTTTGAGCTTCGGAAAGGTATTGCTGAGTCCTTGTGTGCAGCGGGCTCCCCGGCACAGCATCGCGCAGGGTTGATTGCAGCCTTTCCACTTCTCCCGCCAGGTCTGCCTGCCCCAATGCTTTCTGCGGCGTCACAGGGCCGGGTGGAGCCTTTGGACGAGCCGCCGCCGGTGCCGCCGCAGTGCCGCCACTAAGAAATTGCTCAAGATCATCCATTACAGGCTTCCCGTCTCGGATAATTTCTTCAGGTTTCTGTATTTATCAAGAAACTCTTTTCTATCGGAAGGATTAGGAAATAATTTATTATATTCCTTTTCTCTTTCTTTTGGATCAGTAATTTCTTTGGAAAGATTTATAGCCTCAAATACTTTAGAATCAGCATTTCTAGACCAATCTTGCTTAAACTTGTTCATGTTTTGATCGCCAGCTTGCTGCTTAAATCTTTGCGCAGCAGTGGCTTGCATATCAATATTGGTCAAGTCTGCTTTATTTCTGCGGACAATTTTTATTAAAACATCTGGCGGGTATGTTTCATCGCCATTTGCATACTTCTGTAGGCTTTGACCAGCAACAGTATCCATTGATCCGCCAAGAGCTTTCAGGTTTCCAATCTGCACATTAGCAAGGTCTTTGCTCAATTCTATGTAAGTTGGATCGCCTGCCCATCCTGATATTTTTCTTCTAATTGCTCCCGCCACCCCGGATGTTGGCAAAAAACCTTGCTCCAATTCTTTTGCTTTTGCTTCAACTTCACTCATGCTGCGCTTGGCCGAAGTCATTTCCGACTGCCTAGCAATTAATCCTTCGCGGTATGCCTGACCTTTTACAGCATCTGCCGCTTCGCTAGGCTCGGGTATATATTGCTGGCCGGCGCTTCTAATCGGATACGGCAAAGGAGCGCCAGTCATTTGATTTGCAGTGACGCCGCCGGCTTGCGGTGCTGGGGCTGTATTGACGCCGCCGGCAATGCCGACTGCGGCTTCTTGCGTTCCTCCAGCGCCTGGAATAAATTTAACAGTTCTTCCTTCTGGCGTGACTTGGGTGGTTGTCTGATAAGACCCAAGCTGCCCAGATTCGCTCAAGCCTGCAACATGGCGCTGGATGAGGAAATTGCGCAGGCCGGCAGGATTTTCTTGCGCCACCTTGATGTAGGGTGCAATCAAATTGTTAGCAGTGGCGGAATCAACGCCAGCGGCCTTTGCTTGATCTTGCGCCCAAGTGCTAATGTAGTTGACCAGTTTGGCGCTGTCGACTGGCTTGCCAGCAGCGGCCTCCAAAATCATGGGATCGTTAATTGCTCCGACATAACCGTTAGCAATGATTTTGGCTTTGCCTGCTTGCAAATTGAGGGCAGATGATGCGGCGCCAGTTGCCGCCGTTTCAGCCTCGCTTCCTGCGCGAGCAATCCTCGGCGCCTCAGTCCCGGTAGCAACCCGAGACTCGGCGCCAATCCGCGCCAACTCCAGCGGATTGACCGCCGCAGCCTGCTCCACTTGCATTTGCTTGGCCCGCAATTCCAGCGGGTTCATCTGCTGTTCTTGCTGGTACGCCTGCGCTCCACGCGCCATGGTGAGCATGTCCGCCAGGGACGATTGCCGGATGGGCTGGACTTGCGGGACGGTGAAGTTGTATTCGGGCATTAAAGGAACCCTCCAATGTCTTGGTTGCCAAAGCCGGCGCCAGTACCAAAGCCGCCGCTTGATTGCCCGCCAAATGCGTTTAGTGAGGGCGTTGCTACGCCACCACCCGGCTTCATCAAGCTAGCCAAGTACCCAGCATTCCCAATCCCCTGCAACCCGCCAGCCATCGCGTTAGCCGCGCCAACCGCGCCACCAGCCTGCGCACCAGCTGCGCCAACGCCAAGTTGGCCCATAGCGTTGGTGGCGCCAATACCTGCCGCATTGGTTGCCGACTGCCCAGTCTGGCCAATGCCAGCGATCCCGGCGAGCCGGTTGTAGATGTTGGTCTGCTGGCCCTGGAAATTGTTGAATGCGTTCTGATACGCATTTGAAGCGTAGTCCTCGGCAAATTTGGTGCCGGCCCGCCCAATGTTGCTCCCGCCGCCGGCAGCGTTCAAGCCCTGACTCTGAGCGCCAAGGCCTTGCTCAAGCATGAACTGATAGTTGGGCGCTAGGCTGCTCTTGAGCTGCTCAGGGCCGAACTGCTGGGTCAGATAGCCGGTGCCCTGGGTCGTGCCGATGACGTTGCCCTGGGCGTCGTATTGCTGTTGCTGGCCTGGCAGCATTCCGGCGATCTGACTGAGCGCCGAATAGCCTGCGCCTCGATACGGCGCCTGCTGGGCGTTGATGCGGTCTAGGTTGGCCTGCTGCTGGGCTTGGGCTGCTGCTGCGGCGTCGGCTTGTAGGCGGGCGCCATATTGAGATGCATTTGCCTGCTGGCTTGCTCCTGCGAATCCAAGCAGGGCTGACCCGCCAATTGCTGCTGCTACCCAAGTCATGTCAAAACCCCCATCTTCAATTTGTTGCTGGCGTCAAACAAGGCCAGGTCGTTCGGCTCAATCAACTCTGCCTCGATCTCGTCCAGATCGGTCTTGTCGGTGCGATGGATCGTGATCCCGATTGCGTCGGTGATCGCCATCGTCACCCGCTTGGTGCCTGGCAGCGATTGAATGACGTCCCCGGCGTGCATGTGGCGCATTCCCATTTCGCTCCACGCCATTATCTCGCCTTTGGCGCACAAGAAGAGATGCGGCTTGAGGTGAGTCTTGCCAACGATGATCGTCCCAGCCGCCCGCGCTACCTTGCGGCAGTACATGCCTTCGGAAAAATAGTGCTCCGTCTCAAGCTCAACTTGAGGCATGGCGAGCATCTCCGCCTCAAGCCGCTGGATCTGCTCCAGCGTCGGCGGCTCGGGGCGGTCGGTGAGCTCTAGCATTTCCATTTTTTCAACGCTAATGCTTTGCGGGTAGGCTCGCCCTTGGCGTCCTTCATCGGCCCCGGCACGCCGCCCATCCTGGCGCAGAACGAGTCCTTGCGCGGGCCGCCCTCGGGCTGCGGCGGTTTCAACCCAGGCTTGCCGGGGTTCGCTGCGTTGTACGAGGCACGGCCTTTGGCGTTCAAGCCGCCTTCTGGGTTCTTTCCTTCCTTGCGCTGCCAGGCTGGAGTTTTCATTTGGCCTCCAATGCAACTATGCGAGCCGTCAGCGCATCAATCTGCGCCTTCTGTACTTTGATGGCTTCAATCGCCACCGCCAGCACCGAGCGGTCAAAATAGCCCCAAGGCTTTGATGGTTCAGGATCAGGCGCAGCCTCGGGGCCAATGGCGGCGCGGACGTTCTGAGCATAGAAGCCCAACTGCCGTCCCGGCCCCATGTTGGCTTCGGGCTTGCCAAAGTAGTAGCCCGGTTCCAACGCCATAATCATCGACATGGGGTCAGCGACCACCCCATCTTTGATTTTGTAGGTCTCATCCGAGACTGAACTGATAACACCAGCAGCAGAAAATGTAGCTGTGCCAGCGCCATAGTTTGCCATAGTGATAACACCAGAACTGGCAATTGCCAATTTTGTACCGCCGCCGCCAGATGTTCCCGTCGCAAAGTAAAGCGCCGCTGGGACAGTTCCCGCGCTGACGGCGCCGTCAACTACGACATTGATTGCGGCCGGGGTTACAAGAGCAGTGCCATCCGTGCCCACAAACGCAATCGCTGTAAGCGTATCCCCGTTTTGAACCGCATCGTATGCGGTGGCAGTTGTGCCACGGGATTTGCCAAATGTTATGTCAGGACCAGTTGCATTTGCGATGTACTTAAAGAACACCGCATTTGGTTGGCCTGTCGTTGAAAGAACCTGAAACTTCTGCGTAAAGTTGGTGGTGGCAGAGTTGACCACCACGCCGCCAAGTAGGCTTGTGACGCCTGTTACACCAAGGGTTGTGCTGGCCGTGACCGCTGCGGCAGCAAGCGTGCCGGTGAAGGTGGGCGATGCCGAGAAGACTAGGTTGGTGCTCGTGGTGCCCGTTGCGCCGCTAGCCGTGTAGCCAGTGATGTTGTTGAACGAGGTGATGCTGGCAGTGGTCGCATTGGTGCCGCCGTTGGCCACAGGAAGCGCGGTGCCGGAATACGCAATGGCAAGAGTCCCGGCGGCAGTGATCGGCGAGCCAGTGACGCTCAAGAACGCCGGCACGCTTGCCGCTACGCTGGTGACTGTGCCAGTTCCCGTTACCGTTGCCCAAGTTGGCGCGCTTGCGCCGTTGGATTTCAAGACTTGCCCTGAAGTGCCTGCGGCAGAGAATGCGTAGGCCGTACCTGTCCCATAGGGGACAGCGCCAGCCGTTGGCGTTGCGGTGGCGTTCGTGCCGCCGTTGGCGACCGCCAATGTCCCGGCAAGCGTAACGGCGCCAGCAGTTGCGGTCGCAGGAGTCAGGCCGGTGGTGCCGCCAGACACAGTAGTTTGCGTAGCGGCGACCGTTGACTGACTAGTGACTCCGCCTTGCACTACCGCGACAAGCTCGGTGCCAGTGATGGCACCAGCAGCGGGGAGGTTTGATATTTTGACGCCGGCCATGCTGGCTCCTTAGTTGGGTACATCAGCGGCGGTGCGGCTGATCTCGACAAAGTTGGTGCCGTCGCACAGGAACGTGATCGAGCGGTTCTTGCCCGTTGCCGGCGAAGTCCAAGCAGCCATTTTATACAGCGCGCCCCAAGTCACAGTGCCCAGCGCGCCAGAGTGGAAGTTGCACACATCAATCGTGATGATCTGGCCGTCGTACACATAGGTCGGGCTGGCAACCGTGAACGCTACGCCGTCTGGAATCTGAAGCGTGAACGATTGGTAGCTGCCGTTATTGATGCCGTAGATGCCCGCGCTGACGGTAACGGTCTGGCGCTTGGGGATAAACGTGGCCGCGTAAGTCTGACCGCCCGAAGTGACGTACATCAGCGGCACGGTGGTGGTGCCGCCCCACTGGAACGTGCCGAGCGGGCCAAAGCTGCCCATGTACGTCAAAGACAACGGCAGCACGTTGGCGGTAATTGGCGCGCCAACTTGAAAGCTCAAGTAGCCGGGGTTTGTGCCCGCGTTGCCGTTTGAGATTGAGAAGCTCTTGGCACTAGCGTCCGTTGTGGAGAAGAACAAGTCCCGGTTGATGCCCTCGCTCAAGGACATGAACGAAGCGTTGGAGAAAAACGCAATTGAGTTGCCCCGGAACGATACGCCGGGGTTTGATGCGCCGACGCCATCAAACCAGTTGAACTGAGATTCGCTGACGTTAAAAGCGCCTTCGCCTGCGGTGGCCATGTCCAAACGCATGTCAGGATAGGTGACGGACACGCCGTTGGTGCTGCGGCACGCTTTGACCCAGCACATGGACGATGGCGGGCCGATGCCTTTGCCAATGTAAAAAGCGGCGTTGGCAAGCGTGTACGTTGAAATGTCGTAACTGGCGCATTGCTCAATGCCTGAATTCATATTCGACATAAGCGCAACGCAGCCGCCGATGGCTTGTTCAAATGTTACCTGGCGCACAATGTTTTCAAACGCCGCGCCGCCAATGTTGGTGCTTTCCAACCAGATCGAGTAGTTGCCGGTGGCCGCAAGCGCGGCGCAAGTTGACCAGACCTTCTCAATGACAATGCCATTGACCGTAAATTGCTTGATGTAGATGGCCGGGACCGTGTTGCCGGCGGCATATTCGTATTCACTGTCATGCAACCAAAGCGAAAGGACGCCGGTCGAATCGCCAACGCCAACGCTATTGATGATGCTGTTGCCGGTGTTGTACTGCCGCATGATGCAGTTCTTGATCTCGACCTTGGCAATGATGGCTTCAATCTTTCCGGGGCTTGGCGTGCCTGCCAGATTCCAGTCAAAGATGTGTCCGCCACCGAGGCTTGACTCTAGCGTCAGGCCATCAAAGGTAATGCCTGCAACGGTCAAGTTGACGGCGTTGGTAAACAGCGCCGAAGAGTTGCTGACGATCTTGGCGCCAGGCAAGTTTGTTGCGCCGATGTTCCCGCGACCGCCACCCTTGTAGGTGACGCCGGTCCTCATCGGGATGACCGTGCCGATTGAGTACGTCTTGCCTTGGGTGAACAGCAGCGTGCCGCCACCAGCAGCGACCAGCGCGGTTTGAGCGTAGATGATGGCCTGGTAATCGTTGGTGCTGCCGTCGCCGACTGCGCCGAAGTCATCCACGCTCATCGTCTGGCGCAGCTTGGTCTGGACGTTGGTGCCGACCGCGCTGGCGCCTGCCGGAAAGTAGCCGACCAGCGAAGCACCTAGGCTGGCGCTGGTGTTGTTGGCCAGGTCGGCGGCGAACTGAGCGAGCGTTGTGATGTTGTCGGAAGACCAAATCAAGACGCCCATCGCATCCTTGAGAACCAACTTGTAGGAGTACGGGCCGAGCCAGACTGCCGCCTCGCCTCGAGCATTGAGCGTTATGGTGACGGGGTTGGCAACCGTGGCGCTGGCGTCGGTATAAGAGGGCAGCGGTGTGCTGGTGCCGGCGGCAAATGTCTGCAATGTCCCATTAGCCAGCGGAACGCCGGTAATGTCAAAGAACTGCATGAATGGGCTGGGGGTAAGGGCTGCGCTCATAATTTATACCTGTTGTACGGTCAAAATCATAGATGGTGCTTGTGGATGTATTGGAGGCGTTGCGGACGCGGGGTATGTCAAAATCTGAGTCGTACCGTTGTCGGTAATCCAATACAACTCAAAATAATCATTGGCCGCGGCTTGTAAAAGATAGTTCCACCCAATAATTGTGTGGCCGTTGATTGCGCCGTGTTTTGGCGGCGATCCAACAATACCGGCAGAATTAGCCAAATCAACGCCGTTCTGTCGAATCCAAATTGTTACGTCATCAATTGCAGCGGAAGGGTTTGATATTTCTGCGCTGAACTGGATGTTGTAGATGCCTGCGCGGGTTACAACAAACCTAGATGTTGGCGTCCCAATAGCTACGTTATACGATAGCTCTGTCGAGTTGAATGTAATTGCTGTAGCGGTAAGCGCGGCAGCAGACTGGGTCGTGGTGTCGTAAAAAGAACCGTATGCTTTGTCAGACGCTATGGTAATGGCTGCGGGGCCATTGGTAATCGCGATCCCGCTGCCTGCGGTCAGCGTGGCCTTGCCCAGCGTGTTGCCAGTGGTGTTGCCGATCAACAGTTGGCCGTTGGTATAGGTGCTCTGCCCCGTGCCGCCGCTTGCGACGTTGAGCAGGCCAGAGAGCGTGACGTTGCCGGTGGTAGGTGTGGCGGGCGTCAGGCCGGTAGCACCACCAGACCAAGACAGCACGCCAGTATTGGCAACCGCGATTGTGCCGGCGCCGTTGGTCACCCCAATGCCGGCGCCTGGCGTCAGTGTGTTGAGCGTGTACCCAACAGCGTTGCCGATGAGCAACTGGCCATTCGTGGGAATGGTGGACAGGCCCGTGCCGCCAGATTGGACGTTTAGGGCAGTCTTGGAGTTGAGCGCAATAACGTTGGGGCTCATCAACCAAAGCATCCACTCCCGCGCTGGCCGTTGAGTCCGTGGGTCCAGAAATTCGGACTGCGGGAAGTTGATGTTGGTGTTGGTGGCCATCAGTTGTCGCCGACTGAGGCTTTCAAGTTGGCCGAGACAATCACTGCCTTGACAGGATCGGTGAGCGAGACCTCGAAAATACGATCCCGCGCCATGCCAAGGCGGCGCCAGATGGCGCGGTTCTGGTAGCGTCCGATCTTGCCAATGCTTGTCCAGTGCTCATTCGACCAAGTGCTGCCGCCGTCACTGCTCCAGCGCAGCATGGCTTGCGGGTCAACGCCTTGGGTGGTGGCAACGGTCACCAGCAGATCGTCGCCCGATTCGGTCAGCAATTCATCGCTGGCTTCAGTGAGCAATGCCTCAAGCGCCGCCATTGGATCGTTGCCCGCCAGGCCAACGCCAGGCTGGAACTGGATCTGGAATTCGTCAAAGTACTGGCGCTGCAAGTCGGTGGTCAGATGCGGCGCTCGGCGCAGTCGGCGAATGGTTGCGTCAGCCTCGGTATAGACCGTGTTGCTTAACTTGTACAGGCGCCCGTTCTGGTAATCGCCAATGATGATGTTGCCGGCAAAGTTGGCGCCGCAGTTGGAGCGGTGGCGGTGAAACTCGCCATCAACAAAGGACAGCCACTTGTGCCAAGCCTGGCTCGCCAGATCGTAGACCCAGGTCAGGTCGGCGCTGGGGAAGGTGACAACATAGAACTCGTGGCCCTCGATCTGATAGGTCCAAGCTATTGCATCGGAGATCGTCTGGTCAACCAACGATTGCTCAACCGCATGGGTTGATATGCGCTGGAACTGGTAGCCGGCAATCATGCCGATGATTGACTGGCCGCGCTGGTCCTGGCTGACAAACATGAACGCCTCGGCAAACCGAGCGACCGAGAACCTGGCGGCGATGCCGTGCTGCACCATCGTTCCCGGCACTCTGGCAAACGGAAAGGAGATGATGCCGGGAATCTGGTTGCCAACGTCCGTCCAGACCTCGGTTGTGTACTCGCCAAGCAAGTAAATTTGGCGGTGGTCAACAATTATGGAAACCAGACTGTCAGGAGCGCCGTCTTTGGTGCCGTAATACGCATTGACGCTCAGGCTGCTTCCAAGGTCGGTAGCGGCCCAGTTCTGCGTTCCAGGCTCGTTGTAAATGTTGTAGTTGTCCACTACCTCACAAACATTTGCGCCCGTCCAGGGGCCGTCTGTGCCCGCCAGCATGGCAAATGTGTTGGTGCCTGCAGCCCAGGTGTATCTATCTGGGCCGTTGACGATGTAGGCGGTCAAGCCGTTGGCGGTGGTGACGTTGTCAGAGATTGAGACCTGGCCAGTGCCGGGGATTGACCCGATGAAGGTCGCCACCATGGAGGTGTTGAGCGCATACGCCGAGCCGCCGGAGACCACCACCAGATATTGCCCGCCAGAGAGCGCCCGCATGCCGCGCACGGGACCTACCTCAAGCTGCGCCAACATCGTGTAGCCTGGCGTCGGATAGAGCGCCACGATCCCGCGAGTGCCAGGCGGCTTGGTTGGGTCGACCTCGGGATAGAAATTAATGCACTCCTGAGCATCTTGGTAGATGCTGGGCGCCTCATAGCTGGGACCGACAAAGCCGAAATCTGGCATGGGTTACCTAAATCCGCCGTCCATGATAAACGCCGCGTCCTTGGCCTTGCCCATCAGCAGCGCATCGGGGTAGCGAGCAACCGGGGCCGGGAGCATGTTGGTACGCTTGATTGTAGCCTTGGCCTGGGCTGCAAAGCCGCCAATCATGGCGATTTGCGCTTGCGAAACCTTGCCGTACATTGGCATCAGGCGCTCTGCCAGACACCAGCGCAGCGCCATGTTGTAGCCCTGCGGCAAATTAATGGCGTCGTACAGGCTGACGTATTCCGAGAAGCTGGTGCTGGTGAACAGGTGGAGCTCGCCCTGGGCCGGGTTGGGCCAGACAAAGACGGTGGCCAGCTGCTCTGCCGGCTGGTAGTAGATCGCCTTGGGCCAGGGACCGTTCAGGCTCTTGAGCCCGATCATTTGGTATTCATCAATTCCAAGAACGGCCACCGGGTAGTCCAAGCCGCCGCCGTAAATCGGCACGCCGTTGGCTGTGGTGCTGACCCGCACAAACGCCGAAGAGATGGACAGTGGACGCTCGTAGTAGGCGCGGATTGATGTGCTAGCGACCGTCTGCGGGATGCTGACGGTGTAGGTTCCCAGCACGTTGACGTTGCCGCCAGCGCCAGTGACGAAATCAACAATTATGGTGCCAGGCGTGATGCCGGTGCCGGAGAGCTTCTGGCCCACGCAAATTGCGCCAGACGCCAGGCCGGTGACGGTCAGGAGCGTGCCGGAAATTGAGCCGGTGATAGTGGCGCCGATCTGGCCGGTGGGGCCGATGGTGTACTGGATCTGATTGGACACCACCGGGAAGATGATTTCCGAGGTGTAGTACACCATCATGTTCTCATTCGACCACTGCCCAACAAGATCGTTGAGCATCTCAAAAGCGTCTTGCGCCGCATCGGCGGTTGGCGTCTCGCCAGCCTCAAGCGCACCAATGTCTTTGAGCGCTCGGCTGATGATTTGGATTGGGGTTGAGGCTGTGGTCATCAAATTACCTTGCGTTTGCGTACTTCAGCGGATTCTCGGCGAAGGCTGCGTAGATATAACCCCCACTTGAATTGTTAATTCCTAGCCCAGCGCCGGCCCTAACCTTGAATCCATTTGAAAGAAAATCCACACCTGCCGATTGTGGGCTATCTGCCTGGGCCAAATCCGGGTATAGAAATATCTTTTCTTCGTTGTACGTTTCTCTGGCGCTATCCAAAAGATACCAACTAGTTGCTACAGTACTGGATTTAATAAGTATCCACCGTGGCCTAAACCCAGTGTAAATAAACGGACCATCCGCAACACCATTGCCCGTGTAACTACCGAATGCGCTGTAACCTGCTACCGGTGCCCAGCAGTATGCGACGTAGGTAGCTGCTGAATTGTTTACTGAATACCCTGTTGGGCCAATACTAAAAACAGAGTTAGTTGGGGCTGTATTATTAAAGGCCACATCAGTGTACGCAGCATCAGTTAGGTTTAACACCAAATGCGCGGTAGCTGCAACGGAAGAATGATACACAATCCAATTAGTTGCTACTGAACGAGACTTAATGATGACCATCCCAGGCGCAACACCCAACCCATGCCCCACCGTAGCATTAGCCCCTGTGCCCGTATACGTCACAACAGAGAACCCAGCAGTGGTGTTTGCGCGGACCTGGGATGAAATGGTCCCTGTGCCGTTGGTTACCGTTGTGTCACCGGCTTTCCAGTTCCAGCCAATATAAGTCGTTGCGCTAGTGTTTTGATTGGTTGCTGCGCCGCTACCAAGAGTAAAGCCATTGCTTGCAAATGCAGTTAAGCCGTTAACCAGTGTGGTGTCTGCTGTAGTTGCATCACTGAACAAAGCTATTGTTGCGCCACGAACAGAATCCTGTAGGAAATTGCTACCGGCAGTGTTCCTTGATTTGATCCAAACTAGATCAGGCTGGAACGACACCGTGTTTACAGCATTGCTCACCGCCAGGGTAGCTCCCGTCCCCGTATACGTTGTAGCAGCCATCGCCACCCGCCCATCTGGTACTGTAAATGTAGTTGCCATATGATTTAGATGTTGTAGGTGTTGAGGGGGAGGAAACCGGTGGGGGCGCTGTAGGTGAAGGGTTGCTGGCCGAAGTTCATATTCACCGCCGTTGTACCGCCAGGACCACCCGCCTCTATCATTAGGAACAAACCAACCATAGAAGTGGTGAACGTTGGGTTTGCGCCTGTTGTTGGATTGCCTGTAGTGCCACCAGTGCTGTTGTACCAGACGTTGTTCTTGCCAAGCCACATTTTTGTGTTGGTAACGTCTACAGCAATTTGCACAACGTCATTAGCACTGAATGCACTAAGCGTAGCCAACAAAGATGTGCCCGAGTAAATATAAGCGCTTGCGCTACCACCAGAATAGAAGTTAAAGGAGTTGGCCGAAGTTCCCGCCATGTTTGTTGTTAGTGAAACTGTGGAAGCGGCTAGGCCAAACCCTATCCAAGCATTAGCGCTATTAGCAACAACGTTGATTGCTTCTATGTAAAACGCGCCAGCAGTTGGAATGGCTATTGATCCACGAATCCCCAAATGCGACGTTGCGGGGTTAGTCCAAGTCAAGTTTCCATTAGTAGACAACGCAGGGTTGGCCGAGTCCAACGGATTCAACACAGCATAGTTCGCCACCGTAGTCGAGGTCAGTGTCGGCACATCAGTCAGTGAGTCGTAGGTTGACCCGGCAGTGAGGCTGATGTTGTTGGGTGTCCAGTTGTTGGCGTTGCCGCTGGAGTCTGCTACTAGGGTGGATGTGCTGGTGGTGTTGGTGAACGGCAAATAGAACCCATTGGTCCCGTATGCCCCGGCGTATTTGATAGGTAACCACTGGTTGTATGTGCTGAATGCACCGAAGGCTGTGGGGGCTAGGGCTTGACCGTCTACGAAGTTGACCTCGGCCATTTCGCCGTCGAAGTATCTAGCTGCACCAGCAGTCCATCGGCCAATGTTACCCGCAGCGCCATTTAGATTCCAATCGCCCACATAGTTTTGTGGTGGGGGAGTAGGAGAACCGCCGATAAAAGATGTAACTTGTACACCGTTAATGTACATCTTAATACGATCAGTTGATATGCCCGTAATAGTACCTGATGCTTGCGTAGTGTCAGCAACAACAGAAATGTGATACCAAGCAGCGGGGTCACGAAACACAGCATTAGTGCCAATACTATATGCGGTAGTTCCATTCCCTAATTGAAAGTAAAGAGTATCACTGCTTTGAAACTCCAACGCAGTTATGTTTACCGCTGAGTTTCCAGTAAAGATTTCAGACAATGACCCCAATGCGCCACGCTTGACCCACCCACTCCATGTCCAAGTAGTTCCAGAAGTAGGAGTCCCAAACGTCCTGTTCAAATACGCACTCGCACTAGACTGGAAGCGCAGGGATTTGGCTACGCTGTAGCCGCCGCCACCCCCAAGGGTGATAGGAAATCTGGAACCATGCCGAGAATGATTCCGGATCATGTTACAGACCCTCGCCTGGGGTGATCTCAAATGCCGCCGCTATGTCGGCTTTGAAGAAGCCATTCGGCGGCAGGTTGCCGAAGACCTCAACCGTCCCCGGCGTGATGCCGAGCGTGTAGGGGCTTGGTGATGCGCCAGGCGCGGCAACCGTGATCGTCGGTGCCGCGTTGGCCACGCCAGCCGGAGCCCAAGACAGGTACTGCGTGGTCGCGAGCAGCGAGCGAACGCGGTAGCTGGTGCAGCCGTTGTTGTTCGTCGAAAGCACTTGCACAGCTGAGGTGCCGACGAGATACGTTGGGCCGAACGGTGCAAATGCGCTGTTGTTCATGTTGCAAATTCCAAGAATTAGATGGACAAAAAGCCGCCCCTTTTGAGGACGGCTTCCATTGTGCCTGACCTTGCCGCCGTTTAGGGCAGGAAGGTCATGTCGATACCATAGACCAGCAGATCCATTGTTGCAGCGGCACCTTGCGCGGTGGCGATGTTCCAGTAAATGTTTTGGCTGGTGTTCTGCGCCGCACCGGCTGCCAGGACGGTACGCTGTGAAGCCACTGTCGGGCCGGTAAGGGCCGAGAGCGCCGCGCTAGTCACCAGTGGCGTGCCACCAGCCGCAGGGCCGGTAAACAGGCCGCCAGCCGCCGTGGTCAGCGAGACCGAAGCATTGGTAGCGATTACGTACAGGATGATGTAGCTGCTGGTGTTGAGGATCGGGATCACCGTATCGCCAACAACGTTGCAATTGACGCCCTGAGCGCTGCCCAGCAGACGTAGCGCCTGGTTGGAGCTCAGGGTTTGCGGGTGGGTCTGGGTGCTTGATGCGGGTCCGGGATTGGCCATGATAATTTGTCCTTAAAGTTAGGGGCACGGTGGCCCCACTTGATTGATTACGCGGCAACCCGGCAAGCAAGCTCGGGGTACAACGGAGCCCAGCCGTACAGCACATCAAGACGAGTCGGGATCGAATCGTTGTTGATAGTGTACTGCCGCACCACGCGGATCGAAAGACCCAGCTGCTTGTCACTTGCGCGACCAGCAAAATGGACCCCATCTGGTAGCTCGAGGTCGGCACAAGCCATTGTGAACGCATTTTTGTGCATCACGATATTTTGCGGGCTGACGATGCCGGTGTTGTTGAAAGGCGTGACGGTCGAAGCGCCTGGCGAGGTAATGCTGACGTTCTGGAACTGACCCGCCGAGATGACCGCCGGGGAGACGATCACCGAGGTGGTGCCAGAGGTTGCAACGGTAGCGTCGGCCTGAACCACAAAGTTGCGCAGCTTGTTAGAGCCGTAAGCCTGGCGATTCTGGGGGTTCACCGCGTAAACGTTGGCAATCTGGATAACGTCGCCTTGCTTCAGGCTGGCCACTGCCGTTGCGCAAGAAAGCGCGATGGTGGAGGTCGAAGCCCAGCCGGTGGTCAGGAAACCAGTTGCGGTAGCGGTCTGGCAGCTGAACGCCGTGGTGGTGGCGTAGGAGCCGAACGTTTGGTTCACAACGTTCTGATCCATGCGCCAATCCATTCCAGCGCTGTCCGTTCCCATCATGCCTTTCTGGAACTGGCGGCTGATGGTGGCGTTGGGCACAAACAAACCCTTCAGGCCATCAACAATCGTTGCGCTGGTAAACGGCTCAATGATGCAAGAGCGTTGGCCGTCGCGGGGCGCGCCTTCAGCGTCCAGATACGCGCCAGCGTTCAAGAACGTCAGCAGGCTGCTCGGTGGAACGCCGGCAGTGCCGACGATGTTGGCGGTGTTGTTCTTTGCCATCACCAGGCCGTCGCGGTCAATCTTGTTGGCGATGGCTGCGATTGCAGGCTTCAGAATGCGGTCGCTGAACATGTCCAACGACAGGGCCAAGTCTTGCGTCGAGAACTGCGTGTCAACGTGGAACTGGGTCGACAGCGTCACCGGCACGCTCGTTTCGTTGAAGTCTTCAACGTTCAGCGCTGGGCCGGTCGTACCAATGAAGCGACCCGGCCTGCGGACGTTCAAGGTGTTGCCGATCTTGGCGCCAACAACGGCGAACTGATCGTCGTAACTGCGCTCAACTTCACTGGTGAAAGTAAGTGAGTTTTCCAAGACCATCAACGCCTCGTTGGTGATCTTGCTGATGGTAAGCAGGGTATTAGCCATGATTCGTTATTCCTTAAAGTTATCGGATTTTGCCGGCCATTCTCGCGGCTCGCCATGATTGGTAGTCGCCGTGAAACTCGCCGTTGCTGTCAATCTTTACATCGGTGCCAGTCCCGCCGCCCCGGATGGGGTTGATCGGTGGTGGCGCCTTGGACTTGCCAACGGTAGAAAGCGGCTTGGTCTCGGCTTTCGCTTCGAACCGTGCCTCAAGTTTGCCTATTTCTCGCAGAGCGCTTGCGGTGGACATTCCGGCCAACTTCGTTGCCAGGTCGGTGTGCTCGGCCAGGTGATACAGGATTTTCGGCCCCACATCGCTGTCGAGTATCGCGTCCCGTACTTGGTCGCTGACCTGTACGTCGCTTGATGCCACCATGTCATCGAAATCGGGCAGGTCCGCCTTAGCCGCCGACAGCCGGGTGTTCCAAGTCTCAATGACCTTGTCACGCTCAACCGCCGCCTTGCGCTCTGCGTCCTGCCTGTCTCGATTCCGTAACGCCCGTTCAGTGGAGAATTCCGCCAGTGCTTTTGCGTACTCAAACGCATCAGAGAACTGACTGGGCTGCGGTTCCTCGGTGGCTGTTGCCGGCTCTGCCTGCGGCCTGCTGCGTCCCTCAAGTTCCCTGACCTTTGATTCCAAGACCTCCCTAGCTGCCCGCTCCCGCTCGGCGTCTTGCCGGGCTTCTTCGCGCTGCTTGGTGAGAGCTGTGAATCGCTTCTCCAACTTATTAGGCTTGCTGCTTTCTTCTACTGCTGTCGCTTCCTTCTCTTCGCCGTCTTGCCCACTCTGCTCGCTGACTTCAGCCGGCTCTGCGGGAGTTTCCTCCGCAGCCGCAGCTGGCGCCTCGCGTGTAGCTAGGTTTAGACGTTGCGAGTTGAACTCGGCTAGATTTTCGCTGGTGACCACGTTAGCAGCCAACCGTTCTTGCACTTCCGACATGAGTTACCTCAAGGATTTTGCCCGGTGCGCCCGCCGGTAGGTTTTTGGATAGTATCAGATTGCTCGTTCTATTGCCTCGCCACTGCTGATGTGCAGCGAGCCTTGATCCATTTCGGCAAGCAGCAAAGCCAGCTTGCCCTTGATGTTCTCAATCTGAAGCCGGGTATTGCTCTCGATGACGGTATCGTGAGCGCGCCCGCTGATCTTCATCTCTTCGGTGTTGCGCTGCTCGGCGTTGCTGGCCTCGGTCTCGTGGGCCTTGGCTGTGACTTGCATGAGCGTGCGCTTCGTGGCGCCATCCTCGCGGATTTGGGCGATCTGGCCACGGTTGTTGATTTCCAGCTGCATCGCTTGCATTTGCTGGGTCATCTGCTCAATCTGCGCCTTGCTCTGAGCAAGTTGCATCTGAACCTGTGGCGGGATCGGTGACTTCTTGTCAATCTGCGCCAGCGGGTTGGATGCCGCCAGGCGGTCGGCAATGACGTCCGCGCCGGGGAAGTCCATATTGCGGAAGACCAGATCGCCCGCCAGCTTGAACAGTTCAGGGTTGCCGGCGAGCAGCGGCATCATGGAATCGACCGCCTGCATCCGCTTGCTGATGTAGCCTGGCCCGCTGTCCATCACCACGTCGTACTCGCCCACCGTGACGTCGTTGAGCACCTTCTGGACGCCGTATTCGTCCTGGCCCTGCTCGTTGATGGTCACCATGTCCGGCTGGCCATCCTCGCCAATGATCCGCATCACGCGCTGGGTGTCGTAAATTTTGGGTATCAGGTCCAGCAGAATCTTGCCGGTGTGCTTGATTGAGCGAGTCAGGTTGTCGAAGTAGTGGAAATTCGACAGATCGACCTGCTGCTGCTGGCCGTTGAGCGCCTTGCCGCTAATATTGCCGCTGGGTAGTTGGTTCGGGTCGGTAATGCCCAGCACCATTTGCAGGTCAGCATTGATCGCATCGGCGGCGCTCATCACGCCGACCGGCGGCGGCTCGGGTTGCAGGCGGGCCGGCTGCGGGGCTGGCCTGCCATCAATGTCCGTCTGCTTGTAGCGCAGGACTGGGCTTGACTTGATGTTGGCCTGCGCCCACTCGTCCTCGTGGCCCTCGTCCTGGCCTTCCGCCAACAGCCACTTGGCCTTCGGCGCCAGCGCAATGCTCTCGGTCATACTGGTGCGCCAGAAGTTATACATGCGCTGGGGGTCTTTGGCAAACCGCACCAAACCAAACTTCTTGCGCTTGTCCTCGACGATGAGCTGCTGCCCGTAGCACGGCACAACCGGGATATACCGGCCTGGCCAGTCCTTCTCCTCCAGCACCTCCATCGCAGTCAACTTGCACCACTTGACCACCTTGCGGAAGCTCGGGCGTTCGTCAACGATGGTGATGCCGGCCAGCGCCAGGAACTCGTCGCTGGGCAGCTCGTCCTTGTAGATTTTGGTGCCGTCTGAGAGCATCAACAACTTGGTCTTGACCCGCTCAATGTGGAAATACTCGGCGATCCGAATGTCCTCGGTCATCACCCAATCAGCGGAATCGTCGCCCGTGCTGCGCTGAAGGAAGTTGGCGCCATCGTCCGCGCCGGGGAACATCTCGCGGAAGACGGCCTTGGGCATGACGCTGGTAATCAGGCACTGCTCGGCGTCGGAGCCGTCCGGCAAGACCGAATTCGGGTCAAAGTAGACCGTGAACGGATTTTCAACGGGCTGGATGTAGATTTCCTGGTCGAACGAGTCCTCGCGCACATAATCCGTGACGATGCGCCAGTAGCCCCAGCCCATCCGCACGGCGTAGTCAAAAGCATTGTCGTACGCCGTGTCAGCGTTGCTGTTCTCTTCGATGTGGCGGGTGATGCCCTCAAGCGTCTGAGCGATCTTGACGTCCGCCTGGGTGTTCGTCGGGTGGACTTTGATCCTGGGCCGTTGCTGGCGCTGTTGGTTCGTGACCTGGCGAACGTAGGCGTCGATCTTGTTGATCGTCAGGCACGGCCTGGCGTCAAGGTTGCGGCTGTTCTGGATCTCCACCGGCCACTGGTCGCCGGCAGCAAATTTCAGATCGTCCAGCGCATCGGCCCGGTTTGTGGAATCGGAGTCGCCCGCCAGGCGCAGGAACTTGATCGCCGCATCAATGCGTTTGTCGGGGCTCACATCATTGTCAGAGTAGTAGGCCATGTTCATCCCATCCAATTCGCCGGGAGCGAGAAAGTCGCCCGCTTTTTAGCCTTGCGCGGCTCGTTGACCATCAGGCCAATGTAACGGAAAGCGTCCGCGCCGTGGCTGTAGTGATCGTGCAGCGGCTGTTTGGAAAAGCCGCCAGTCTCGGGGTCTACATCATATCTGTAGTGGCGCAGGCACGAAATCCCATCCGCCGCATTCTCTCGGTCGAACCAGCAGTTCGGGAAGATTGTGCGGGCTGCGTTGATCGAGTCGGGAATCGGTACGCGGGGAATAATGCTGACTTTATAGCCCGCCGAGCGAACAATGTCTTCGATGCTGCGGCCCGCTGCGGCAAGGGTTTGGTTTTGGGCGTCATGGGGTAGCCAGAGGGTGTCGTAGACGTAGCCGAACTTCTGCATCTCGGACATGTAGTGGCTGATGGTGCGCTGGCTGTCCTCAAGGTAGCGGATGAGCCTGGTTTCCATGCCGATGAACTGCAAGAACCAGATCGCCGTGGAGTCAGACCAGCCGAGGTCAAACACCGCGTGGACGGGTTTGCTCGGGTCGTAGTTGACGGTCGTGATCCGGCCCTGGAGCTCCGCCATCTGCATCTCGCGGGCAAAAATGGCCCCATCCACCGTCTGCCGGCAAATGCCCTCCCAGACCGTGTTGTAGGACTCAATGTCACGCTCCTTGAGCGCGTCTTTTTCCAGCCGCAGGGTCTCGGGAAACCAAGGATTGTCGGACCAGTTCACCTTGACCACCACGCAGTCAGCTGGCGGCCTGAGCACGAAGCGTTGATAGGTCTCGTCGGTCTCAAGCTCCGGGTTGAAGCTGACCCATATGCTGCTGCCGGCCTTGCGGATGGTCGGTATCAGAACATTCCACGACAGCCGGCTAACCGACTGCGCCTCCTCGCACCAACAAATATCCACTCCCTCGAAAGATTTGATATTGCTGATGTTGTTGCGCAGGCCGGCGAAGGCAAATTCAGTGCCGTTCTTGCCCCGGATCGTGGCCTGGGTGATCTCATAGAACCCCAGCAAGCCCAGCGCCTCAATCTGGTCGCACAAGAGCTTGTGGACCGAGTCTTTGATGCTGGTCTGGAACTCGCGAGCGCACAGAATGCGCAGCGGTGACTTGGCGCCGAGGATGAGCAGGGCTCGGGCAATGCCCCAAGACTTAGCGCCGCCGCGTCCGCCGTAGAGTACTTTGTAGCGGGACGGCTCGAAAAGGCAGGCGAGCTTTTCTGGGAACTCGGCCAGGCTGATGGCCTTGTTAAGTGCTTGGCTCATTGGCCTTCACGAACGAAACCATTATGCCCTCGATGGGCGTGCCGTCCGGGTTCGCCAGCTTGGTGGTATTCGTCTCGCCCCAAGCCATTTGCGCCTTGGTCCACCAGATCATGGCCGTGGTATCGCCCGCCATTGCCTTGTTGAATAGCGTCTTGGCAATACTGGCGCTGGCCGTGGCTTTCCCAAGCGCCAGTTCAACGTCGTAGTATTTTCGCAGGGTCACATCGCTGATGCCCAGCAGAGCGCCAATCTGCTCATGCGGCAGCCCCAGGCCTGCTGCGGATTGGGCCTGGGAGCGGGTTTTTTCGGTGGGTTCGTGTGAGGCTTGGGCCATTTTCTTTTATTGAGGCAAACATGCCAAGCCAAATGGCTGGCCAGTTGATTCTAATGTGGCTGTCTTGCCGGTGAAGTCTTGCCAGCGTTTGATGATGACGTCTACGTACTTGGGGTCGAGTTCCATCAAACAAGAATGGCGCCCATTCTTTTCTGCGGCAATCAAAGTGGTGCCGCTGCCGCCAAAACTGTCCAACACCAAGTCGCCGCCCTTTGTGTTGTTGAGCATTTGATACTCAAACAACGCCACCGGCTTCATGGTCGGATGCTCGCCGTTGCGGCTGGGCTTGTCGAATTCTAGGATGGTGGTTTGCTTTCGGTCGGTTGCCCACAAATGTCCAGCGCCTTCCTTCCACCCGTACAGGCACGGTTCATGCTTCCAGTGATAGTCCTGACGACCCATGACAAGCGAAGACTTCTTCCAGATCAAGCATTGCCGAACCTTCCAGCCTGCGTCCTGCGCCGCGCCTCGAAAGTTGTAGCCCTCCGAGTCTGCGTGCCAAATATAGAACACCGCGCCAGGCTTCATTGTGGAATCTGCCGTGACATAAGCATCGCGCAAGAACTGGCGGAATGCGTCATCGGCCATGCTATCGTTTTGAATGGTCAGCTTTTCTTTGGTGCCGCCTTCATACGCCACGTTGTACGGCGGATCGGTCAACCACATATCGGCTTGCCTGCCAGCAACCAACTTTTCCATGTCGGTAATGGAGCAGGAATCCCCACACATCACCCGATGCCGCCCAAGTAACCAAACATCTCCAATCACCGTCACCGGGGCCGCAGGCACCTCAGGCACCGCATCCTCGTCCGTCAGGCCTTCTGTGGCCTCTGTTGGGCTCAGAAGCGCATCAAGCTCATCCTTCCCAAACCCCAGCAGGTCAAGATCAAACCCGCCCTCAAGTAGCTCGCCCAACTCCAGCATCAACAGATCGTTGTCCCACTCCGCATTCATCGCCAGTTTGTTGTCGGCAATGATGAGAGCCTTGCGCTGCGGCTCGGAGAGGTGCGCCAGCTCAATGACCGGCACGGCCTCCATGCCCAGCTTGCGGGCCGCCATCAAACGCCCATGCCCGGCAATGATGCCGTTGGCACCATCCACCAGGATAGGGTTGGTCCAGCCAAACTCCTTGATGCTGGCCGCTATCTGAGCGACCTGCTCCTCGGAGTGCTTGCGGGAGTTGTTGACGTAGGGGATCAGGCCCGCCACCGGGCGCTGTTCGATCCTCACTTCTTCTCTTTCTTCTCAGCCGCCTTCTTGACAGCGTAGGCGATGGCAACGGCCTGTTTCACCGGCTTGCTTTTCACCTCAGCCTTGACATTGGCGCTGAACGCCTTGGGGCTTGCTGACTTCATGAGCGGCATATCAAGTCGAGTGAATGACTGCAAAGTTGATGACCACCGCCTCAAGCAACGGGCCGGCGGTGATGTTGCGCACCGTGATTGTTGCCGAACCAGCCAGCATGCTGGACACCCAAGCGTTGTAGGCGCCGGCAGTGGCGTTGGCGCTGGCCACGTTGACGATGATGACGTCCTTGGCCGACAGCAGGCTGTTGGTCAGGGTGAAGGTCACGTTGGTTACGGTCGCCAGCGAAGCGGCGTTCATCGTGATCTGCCCGGCGCTGGTGTTGACTGTCACGCCGGTGGACTTGCTCGTGAGCTGAGTCACCGCAGTCTGCGCAAGTGCGCTGTACCCAATCTCTCCAGTAGCGTAAACGGTTGAGAACTCGGGGTCGTTGTAAGCAACGCCGCTAGCAATAGAATTGGACATGGTTATATTCCTTTAATTGAATTCAACAATAGCACAAATATCAGCTTCTTGAATAATCTGATAATCCTGACCGTCCACCTTATGCGTCGGCCATTTCAAATAGTCGCCATTACCATACTTCACAAAATCCCCCACTTGCACATCCAGCGCAAGCGGCCCAACCGCCACCACCGTTCCTTCATTGAACGGCTCTTTATTGTTGGTAATAATAATATCAGATAGTTGCCGAGTATTCGGCTTAATAACTACCTTATCATGAAGCGGTTGCAGCATGTATTTAGTCCAGAAAACGGAGTTTGAATAGGGTGGAATTTATCAGGTCGGCAATCTCGTCGACAAGATTCTGCAATTCGCTGTCTTGGGGCAGATGCTGCCGCGCCTCTTCAACGAACGATTTCATGGACTCCAGGTACGCCACCGGCTCGGTGGCCTGGTGGTAGTCCTGGGGGAAGTCTTTAAGCTGCTCGTAGCGGCCCATGGCGGCCTCGGCGAACTGGTCCGTCAGGTCAATGATCTGTGCGTAGTAGTCCCCCAGCGCCAGATGCACCGACAGGCTCTTGGTCGACCAGTGCATCAGATGAGCGTTGGTGCTGGAGTGCAGCAACGCCAGAACAAAGGCGGCAATTTCAGTCATGTTGGCGATCATAGCAAAAAAAGGTCATTGTCAATCCCTGTGGCACCAGATACACGTTTTTGACCCGCTGCACCGGTACAAGCGGTACACCCCTAAAGGGGTGTGTACCGGTCTGTACCGGGTTGCGGCATAGCGCCCCGGTACAGTTGTACCGGCTTGTACCGTCTTGTACCGGTCTGTACCGGTCATGGCAGGTCAATTTTGAGCTCATAGACCCCCGGCTCGGTCTGAAGGATTTCCTCCCGATCCAGCAATTCGGACACCACCCGAGCGAACGCCTGCTTCTTGCTGTTGGTGCTGGAGAGCTCCGACATGGCGTAAAACACCGCCCGCCATTCCTCATGGCCAACGTATTGCCGGTCAAGAACCTTGAACGCCTCCAGCCCATCATTGGCGTTGGGGCTGCGCAGCTTGACCCTGATGGCCTTGGTGGGCTCGCCTGCCTGCACCAGCACAGCACTGGTGACCGGCTCCCCATCCTCATCAAACCACCCAGGAATAATTACTTTCTCCAGCGTGGCATATAGGGTCGGCGCCAGCTCGGCGTCCTTGCTCTTGCGCTGGATAATCTCCATCGGCGCGTCGCCCTTGGCGGGTACGATGCTGATCTCAATGTCCAGCGCACCGCGCCAAGCGCTCGATCCTCTGGCTCGGTGCTGAGTCTCTTCAGAAACGCCAGTATGGTGGACCAATATGATTGTGCAATTGAATTCCGCCATTAACATAGCGCAGGCATCAAGCATCGCCTTGGCGTCCTGGGATGAATTCTCGTCGCCGGAGTTGAAGCGGTGCAAGGTGTCTATCACGATTGCGGCGGGCTTGATCGGCAGTGCCCGGATGTGCTCGGAGACCTTGCGGTAGCCTTCTGGCGTGTCCAAATCGCAGCCGCTCTTACTCAGATACATATTAAGAGCCTGACCATTACCATGGCGCTCTTTCCAGGCCGCGATCCGGCTGCGCAGGCCATGGTGGCCCTCGCCGGCAAGGTAGACGATCGCCCCTGGCGTGACCCGATGCCCGAACCAATCCTGCTGGCCTTGGGCCATGCGCAGGCACCAGTCGAGCGTGGCGAACGTCTTGCCGCCGCCGCTCGGTCCGTGAACCATAATCAATGCGGCCTGCTGAATCCACCCCTTCACCACCCACCTAATCGGCGCTGGCTGGCGGGAGAACTCATCCGCCGGCATGAGCCAGTCGCTCACCGCTGGCTCAAGCAGCGCCGCCAAGTCATTGCCGGCCTGGACGTAATCATTGGCGTCCCCAGCTGCTGGAGGCATCACCGACCTGGCGCCGTACTTGGCGCTGGCCTGCTCGGCATAGCGCTGGCCCACGCCGCTTGCATCGTTGTCGGCAACGATCACCAAGTCTTGTTGTGCGCCAAACCGCTCCCGAAGCGCTCCGGTAACCGGGACTAGGTTGCTGGCCGAGTACGCCACAGCGCACGCCTTGCCGGTGGCTTGGTGGATCGTGGCGGCAGTGGCAAAGCCTTCGGCGATGTAGATGGTCGATCCCGGCTCGCCCAGCATCCAGAACTTGCCGCCCGTGGCGCCGCCGGGGTGGTAACGTTTATCGCCATCTGCTGCGATGTACTGCACCGAAGCCAGATCGCCCTCGGCACTGTAGAGCGGCACCATCAGCCGCCCGTCGCCGGTGATCCTGGCGCCATTGGCGGCGATGCCCTTTCTTGCCAGATACGGATGGTCGGCACTCGCTGCACCGCCCGCTGTCCAAATCGCATCCACCGTGGTGGCGGCAACCGCCTGGCTGCGCTCCTGCTCGGCCTCCCGCGCTGCCTTGGCCTCGGCCATGCGCCGGGTGTGCGCCATTTCTTCCGCGATGGTAAGTTTCCTTCCCATCTCCGCCTGCCAGGCCTGCTCAATGCCTGCCCGCCAGCACCCGAACCGGCCTGCCGGTACGCCATCGCCAAAGGCCACGTACCAACCCGGCTTGCTGTGGCCTGGCGTGCCTTTTGTCCCGCTATTGAAGCGGTGCAGCTTGCCGTCTAGATAGATGTTCTCTGGCGGCTCCAGTCCCGCCTCAATCATTGCCTCCCGCAGCTGCTCGTCTGGTGGCTCGATGCGCCTCGGCTCGGGGAGGGCGTAGACGCCGCCGAAGATGCTAGTCAGGTCTGCCATTCGGCGCCTTAGAAAGATAGGTCGACAACCGCTGAATCGCGGTGATGCGGGGCCGCTTGCTGCGACCTCGCTGGAGGGCAAGCACGGTACTGTAGTGCAGGCCGGTGGCCGCTGCAACGACCCGAACTTTGCGGTCTTGCAGAGCGGCAACGACTTGCTCGATGGTCATCATAGAGCGTACTCCTTAAAAAACGTTGGTGAAGATCGAAAAAAAGTGTACCACAACCTCAAAAAGGCATGGTACTATCCTTCTATGCACTGAACGGATTTCCCGACGAGTGCTGCAACAGAAGGAAACGAAATGACCAAGACCCTGACCTGGAACACCATCCGCGCCATCGGCAAGCAAGACAGCGCAGGCCGCTGGACGCCAAGCGCCGAGGTAGCTGAGTATTTCAGCAACATTCGCACCCCCAGCCGCGCCTGGCCGAACAGCATGGCCAAGGCCGCGCAGACCGCCAAGTTTGCAAGCTGGCTGACCGCCAACCGCCCCGAGATCGCCGCTAAGTTGCTGGCGAATTGAAAGCTACCAACATGGCCATCAACCTAAAAACCACCTCAACCCTGGCGTCTAACGGCGCCAAGCTGCTTGTCTACGGCCAAGCAGGCGCAGGCAAAACCACCCTGGCGGCAACCCTCCCCAACCCCATCATCCTCAGTGCCGAGGGCGGGCTCCTGAGCATCCAAGACGCGAACCTTCCCTACATTGAAGTGACCAGCATGGCCACTTTGATGGAAGCCTACTCGTGGCTGCGCGACAGCCATGAAGCTAAAGACTATCAATCGGTGGCGCTGGACAGCATCAGCGAGATCGCCGAGGTCGTGCTGAATGCCGAGAAGAAGTCGAACAAAGACCCACGCGCCGCCTACGGCGCCATGCAAGAACAGATGGCGGACATTATCCGAGCCTTCCGCGACCTGACTGGCCGGCACGTCTACATGAGCGCCAAGCTGGAAAAGACGCAGGACGAGATGGGCCGGGTCTTGTACTCGCCATCCATGCCGGGCAACAAAACCGGCCAGGCTTTGCCCTACTTCTTCGACGAAGTGCTGGCCCTGCGGGTCGAGAAGGACGCCGAGGGGATAAGCCAGCGGGCTTTGATGTGCGACAGCGACGGCCTCTGGCTGGCGAAGGATCGCAGCGGCAAGCTCGGAGCCTGGGAGCCGGCGGACTTGGGCCAGATCATTGCAAAGATCGGCGGTGCCAAATGATCGCCGTCTGGCTGGCTTGCAAAGAAGCCGAGCGCCTAGCCACCGAAGCCCGGCGGGTTGTCGAGGACGCCATGATTGAGCAGTTCAAGGTGGCCAAGGACATGGAGGGCACGAAAACCTTCATGAACGCCGGCTACACGGTCAAGATTGCCGGACGCCTGAACCACAAGATTGACAGCGACAAGCTGCAGGCGATCGCCGCCGAAGCCGGCCTGGCCGAGCATCTCGGTTCACTCTTCCGGTGGAAGCCGGAAATCAATTCGTCGGCCTGGAAGCAAGCCGATGAATCCATCACGCGCCCGCTCTTGGGTGCGATTACCACCACGGCGGGCCGCCCGTCTTTTTCAATCACCAAGGAATAAAAATCATGGCTACTCTCGGACAAGACTACGTTGCAGCTGACCTCCCGATGGGCAAGTCTTTCGAGCCCCTCCCTGCTGGCTGGTACACGGCGGCCATCACGCAGGCCACGGTGAAGGACACCAAGGCGGGCACTGGTCGCTACATCTCTTTGAAGTACGACATTACTGGCCCCAGCCACCAGGGCCGCACGATCTTCGGTAACTTGAACATTTCCAACCCGAACCCCAAGGCGGAAGAGATCGGGCGCCAACAGCTCAACAGCCTGATGCGCGCTATCGGCCTGGCGAAAGTGAACGACACCGACCAACTCATTGGCGGGCAACTGAAGATCAAGCTGGCGATCACCACGAGCGACCAGTATGGCGAGGGCAACGACGTCAAGGATTTCGCCACCATCGCTGGCGGGGCAATGCCTGCGGCAAGCAAGCCGGCGGCACCAGCTGCTGGCGCGAAGGCCGCGCCGCCTTGGGCGAAGTGATATAGCGTGACGAGGCGTGACACCTGTCACGCTCCAATCCAAACCAAACAGGAAACACCATGATTCTCAAATTGACTGAAAAAGAAGTGACCGAGGCCGTGCTGGAGTGGGCCAACAACCGCATGGATTATGATTTTCAGGAGCACATCTTTAACGCGGTGGACTTCAAGTATTCCGCCATCCACGGCTGCGAGGTCTCCTGGGTTGAGCCTGCCAAAGCTGAAACCGAAAACGTCTAATGTCTACAATCCCAATCCCCGACCCAGTGGCGCAAGCCATTGACGCCGCTCACGAGCGCCAGGTTGAGCTACCCAGGCCGCACCTTGGCGCCAGCCAACTTGGCCACGCCTGCGACAGGTGGCTCTGGCTGTCGTTCCGCTGGGCGGTGCGCGAGCCCTTCCCTGGTCGAATCCTGCGACTCTTCCGCCGGGGCCGGATGGAAGAGGCCACCATAGCGGCGGACCTCAAGTTGATTGGGATTGACATTCACAGCACCGAAGGCGCCCAGGCCCGAGTTGATTTCGGCTCGCACGTCAGCGGCAGCCTGGACGGCATCATTGAATCTGGCGTCCCTGGTGCGCCGAAGGCTCGGCACATCTTTGAGGCCAAGACGCACAGCAAGAAATCGTTTGACGATCTGGTCAAGCACGGCGTGGAGAAATCCAAGCCGGTCCATGCCGCCCAGATGCAAACTTACATGCACGGCACAAACATCGACCGCGCCTTGTACTTTGCAGTCTGCAAAGACGATGACCGAATCTACACCGAGCGCCTGCGATACAGCCGCACGGAGGCCGAACGACTGATTGCCCGAGGGCATCGCATCGCACTGGCGGACAGGATGCCGGAGCCGCTCTCCAGCAATCCGGCGTGGTATGAATGCAAGTTCTGCGCAGCGCATGATTTTTGCCACGGCAGCAAGAAGACCAAAGAAGTGAACTGCCGGACCTGCGCCCACAGCACCGCCGAGCCCTCAACGCCGGACAACGATGCGCACTGGACATGCGCACGATTCGACCGCAGCGTGATCCCAATCGAAACGCAGTACACCGGCTGCGACAGCCATGTTCTGCATCCTGACCTAGTGCCTTGGCAGCGCCTGGATGGGCCGGACGCCTGGACTGCGATCTACATCATTGATGGGAAAGAAGTCGCCAATGGGGAAGGGGATGCAAATGTGTTTGGGTCTCGGGAGTTGCTATGCTCTACAATGACAACATTCTGACAAAAGTGAGGAAGTTGCAACATGGGAAAGCCTGCAATCGACATGATTGGACTGAAGTTCAATCGTTGGACTGTTTTGTCCGAAGCGTCAAAACCAATTGGCGCTAAAAATACCGGCAAATTTTGGAACTGTGTGTGCGCATGTGGGTTGCAGCGAATTGTTTATGGCGGGACTGTTCGCAACGGAGAAAGCAAGTCTTGCGGATGCTTGAAAGCGGAAAAAAATTCATTGATGATGAAAGAGATGCGATTGCGCCAGTCTGGGTCTGTGCGTGACCGATTCTTTTCTAGATTTGTTGAACTTCAAAATGGCTGTTGGCAGTGGAGGGCGCACACAGACAAAAACGGTTATGGCGTACTTCCGGGAGACTATAAAAACATTCGAGCGCATCGTTTATCTTATGAAATACACATTGGGGAAATTTTAGATGGAATGATTGTTTGCCATAAATGCGACAACCCAGGGTGCGTAAATCCGAAGCATCTTTTTATGGGGACTTCAAAAGATAACGCACAAGATGCTTTACAAAAAGGCAGGCATTACATTGGCGAAAAAAATGGCAGGTCAAAACTTACAAGACAACAGGCTAATGATATTTTTGCGTCAAAAGAAAATGGACAAATTCTGGCAAATATTTATGGAGTAACAAGGTCAACAATAAATAGTATTAAGCGCGGAATAACATGGCAAAAATAGAATTGCGTGAATATCAAACACGCGCACTGAACATGCTTTATGCGTGGTTTGAAAAAAACGCAACTGGCCATCCAGTACTGAACATGCCCGGCGGGTCTGGCAAGTCGGTGGTAATTGCATCGTTAACAAAGGATGCGTTGCAAAACTGGCCGGAGACAAGAATTTTGATGCTGGTCCACTCCAAAGAGCTGATCCTGCAAAACGCTGACAAGTTGCGCAAATTGTGGCCCGATGCGCCATTTGGCATTTACAGCGCCAGCGTTGGCAAGCGCCAGCTTGATGAGCCAATCACTTACGCTGGGATTGGGTCTGTGGCCAATCGTGGCAAAGAAATTGGGCACATTGATCTGTGCATCATTGACGAAGTGCACGTTGTTTCAACCGCCGAGAGTGGCATTTATCGCAAGCTGATTGCCGACTTGCTGAAAATCAATCCAGCCATGCGGATCGTTGGATTGAGCGCCAGCCCCTACAGGCTTGGGCAAGGTCTGATAACTGAAGGACCAACCGCAATCTTTTCCGATATTTTGGAGCCTGTCAGCATCCAAGAGTTGGTTTCCAAAGCGCACCTTGTTCCGCTGCGATCAAAGATCACCAATCACAAGCTGGACACAGACGGTTTGCACAAGCGCCAGGGGGAATACATTGCGTCCGAAATGGAGGCAAAGTTCAACACCGACGATCACAACGGCGCCGTGGTAGAAGAGATCATCGAGAGAGCGAGCAGCCGAGAGCATTGGCTAATTTTTTGCTCTGGCGTTGCTCATTCCGAAGCTGTGGCCAAATGTCTACGCGGGGCCGGCATTCCCGCCGAGTCGCTGGATGCAACGCACAGCAAGTCTGAGCGCGAACGCAAGCTGGCCGACTTTGAATCTGGTCGAATGCGTGCTATTTGCTCGGTTGGAATTTTAACGACAGGCTACGATTTTCCTGCTTTAGATTGCATTGCATTCTTGCGGTCTACTATGTCGCCAGGTCTTTACTTGCAAATGGCCGTGCGCGGCATGAGGCCGCACCTGGGTAAAACCGACTGCCTGGTTCTGGACTTTGCGGCGGTTGTAGCAACCCACGGTCCAATCACCCACGTCCGACCGCCCAACAAAAAGGGCGAGCGGGAAGGCGCCGCGCCGGTCAAGGTATGCGACAACTGCCAAGAGTTATGCGCCCTGGCGGCCCGTGTATGCCCT